AAATAAATTAAATAAATAAAAATAAGTTATGAGTGATAAATTATATGAAGAAAAAGTTATTAAGTATCAAGGAGCTAGACATTATTTAATTAGAATGGAAGGTGAAGAACATTTTAAACATCATAGATATGATGCACCAGCTGTTGTTCCTTTATCAAAAAATTCCGAATGGAGAAAACAATATTTTTTAGGAGGTATTGAATATACTGAAGATGAATTCAAAGAAATAATGAGAGAAAGAGAAGGTTTACCTTGGTATAAACAATCTGGACCTAAAACAAACAGATTTTAATGAGAGAACACACATTACAAGCCATGCCTTATAAGGGTGAAATCCATAAAAAAGCATGGGGTCATGAATTATGGATTATTAATAATGAACTTTATTGTGGTAAATTATTAGTATTTAAAAAAGATAAATCATTTTCAATGCATTATCATTTACTAAAAGATGAAGCTTGGTATATTTCTAAAGGAAAATTTTTGTATAAGTATATTGATACTGAAGATGCTGAATATAAATCAATTGAAGTAACAGAAGGTGATTGTATACATTTAATGCCAGGTCAACCCCACCAAATGTTGGCTCTTGAAGAAGGAAGTTGTATATTTGAAGTATCAACTCAACATTTTGACAGTGATAGCTATAGAATAGGAATGGGATCATCACAATTGGATCCAAAAGATTTACCATTTTAATTATGATTAGAAAAAAATATAAAAAAGAAGAACAAGAAATATCATCTTCATTAATAGAGATAGGTAGAAAAACTGCTGTATTAGAAATAAAATTAGTAGGTTTATCTAAAATTAAAGATAATCTATTGTATGAATGTAGATATATAGATAGTGGTGTTATTAAAAATGTAGCAATTATAGCACAAGATGTAACACAAGCTTTAGCTAAATTAGATCCCTATGTAGATTCTGCAATACCAGAAAATGTTTTAAAAATAATGCTCGGTAACGAGAGATATACTATATAATATGAAAATAGGTTTATGTGGTACAATGAGTGTAGGTAAAACAACACTTGTTAATGCTTTAAAAGATGTTCCTGAATTTAAGGATTATGTTACTAGAACAGAACGTTCTAAAGAATTAATGGCAATGGGTATTCCATTAAATACAGATAGTACTGTTAAGGGTCAATCTGTGTTTTTAGCTGAAAGAGCTAGTGAATTAATGGAAGAAAATATTATTACAGACAGAACAATTATTGATGTGATGGCATTTGCTAAATGCTCAGAATCTATGTATTATTTTGAAGCTGAGGATTTTTGCCAATTTGCATCTTACATGTTAGAAGAATATGATTATATATTTTATGTTTCTCCTGAAGGTGTTGAAATTGAAGACAATGGTGTTAGAGAAACTAATGCAGATTATAGAAAAAAAATAGATGAAGAAATTCAATTATTAATTATTAAATATAAACATAGAATTAAAAATTTAATTGAAATTAAGGGTTCAACAGAAGAACGTATAAAATTAATTAAACAATCAATTTTTTCATGATATTTATAATAAAAAACTCACTATAATGAAAAGATCTGAATTAAAAGCCTCAATTAAAGAAGAAATCTTAGAACTGTTAGAAGCAGAATCTGCAGATGAAATTAAGGATAAAGCAGCAGCCCAAGCTGAGTTAAATAAAGAATTAGAAAAAACTCAAGACTTGATGAAAGAAGAAGAAGAAGATGATATGGATAAAAAAGCTATGTCTGCCGCTAAAAAAGGTGACTCTGTGTCTAAATTAGCTTCTAAACTTCAACAAACTGCTAAAGAAATGAAATCAGTAGTTAAAAAATGGAAAAATGCTGAGGGGGCTGAAAAAGAAAGGTTAACTAATCGATTAAGAGATTTAACCAAAATTAAAAAAGAACTTGAAGGCCTTCTTTAAAAATATCCAAACACTACTTATTGTAGTATTATTAATTGTTATTTTTCTTATGCGATCTTGCAGTGAGGAAAATACTCCTACTGAACCCAAAATTATTACAAAAGTAGAAACTAAATGGGATACAGTAAGTGTTGTAAAAGAAATTTATGTTCCTAAATGGAAAACAAAAATAGTTACACAAGTTGATTCTATTTTAGTAAATATACCTATTGATACTTTAGAAGTATTAAAAGATTATTATGCTAAAAATGTATTTGTTGATAAGATTGAATTAGATTCATTGGGTATAGTTACTATAACAGATACAATACATAAAAATGTTATTTGGGGGAGAACAGTTAAGTCTGATATTTTAATACCCACAACTATAATAACTGAAGAAATTTATCTTAATAATAGAGAATTTTATTGGGGAGTAGGAATACAAGGGAGATCAGATCAATTAAATTATGTAGGTGGTGAATTATTATATAAGGATAAGAAAAAACAAATATATGGTTTAGGGTTAGGAATAAATCAAAATTTTCAACCTGTTATATCAGGAAGATTATATTGGAAATTAGGTAAAAAATAATGGCTGAAGATTTAAAAAAAATAATAAGACAAGAGTATTTAAAATGCGCCCAAGATCCTGCTCATTTTATGAAAAAATACTGTTATATTCAGCATCCCCAAAGAGGTAGAATCCAATTTGGATTATATCCTTTTCAAGAAAAAGCTTTACATTTAGTTAGAGATAATCCTTATTCAATTATATTGAAATCAAGACAATTAGGTATATCTACATTATCCGCAGGTTATTCTTTATGGTTAATGTTGTTTCATAAGGATAAAAATGTGTTATGTATAGCAACAAAACAAGAGACAGCACGTAACATGGTTACTAAGGTAAAATTTATGTATGACAATTTACCTTCATGGTTACAAATAAAAGCAGAAGAAAATAATAAATTATCACTTCGATTAAGCAATGGTTCAATAATTAAAGCAACATCTGCAAGTAGTGATGCTGGTAGATCAGAAGCAGTATCTCTTCTATTAGTTGATGAGGCTGCATTTATTGATAATATTGGAGAAATTTGGGCCTCAGCTCAACAAACATTAGCAACTGGTGGGGGTGCCATTGTATTATCTACACCTTATGGTACGGGTAATTGGTTTCATAAAACATGGGTTAATGCAGAATCAAACGAAAACCAATTTTTACCTATAAAATTACCTTGGTGGGTACATCCAGAACGTGATCAATCATGGAGAGATTCACAAGATGATTTATTAGGGGATCCTAGATTAGCAGCCCAAGAATGTGATTGTGATTTTAGCACTTCAGGTGATATAGTATTTTATTCTGAGTGGGTTGATTTTATTAAAGAAACAACAATCAAAGACCCAATGGAAAGAAGAGGAGTTGATCAAAATTTATGGATTTGGGAAGCTACAGACTATTCAAGAGAGTATATGGTAGTAGCTGATGTAGCTAGAGGTGATGGTAAAGACTTTTCAGCATGTCATGTAATGGACATTCAAACAAATACACAAGTAGCAGAATATAAAGGTCAAATGCCTCCTAAAGAATTTGGTTATTTCCTTACAGGTTTAGCTACAGAATATAATAATGCTATGTTAGTAGTAGAAAATGCTAATATAGGATGGGCTACTTTAGATGCAATTATTGAAAGAGGATATAAAAATTTATATCAATCCCCAAAATCAGATCAATTAACTGCTGAGTCCTATCTTCGTGTGTATGAAGGTAATAGTGAAATGGTCCCAGGATTTACAATGTCAATGAGAACTCGACCCCTTTGTATAAATAAATTTAGAGAATTCATTGGTGATAGATCTGTAACAATACGTTCAAAACGTTTATTAGAAGAAATGAAAGTATTTGTTTGGAAAAATGGAAGACCAGAAGCTCAAACAGGATATAACGATGACTTGGTTATGTCATTTGGGATTGGTATGTTTCTACGAGATACTTCATTAAAGTTTCAACAACAAAGTTTAGATATGACAAGAGCAACATTAGGTAGTGTAAAATCTAATAAAGTAACATATAGTGGTGGACATTCCGCTAACAGTTCAGTACAAAATCCTTATGAGATGAAAATAGATGGTGCATCTCATGATATAAAATGGTTATTATAATATTTATAAATAAATTAAAATGGCAGATACAGGCTTATTTCCAAGATTAAGAAGATTATTTTCTACAGACGTAATAATTCGTAATGTAGGGGGTAATGAACTTAAAGTTTTTGATGTAAACAAAATGCAACAAACTGGAGAAATTGAAACAAATTCTTTAGTAGATAGATTTAATAGAATTTATTCAAATTCTTCTACTTCTTTATATGGTCAACAAACAGGATTTAATTATCAGTATTTAAGACCTATGTTATATTCAGAATATGATGCAATGGATACTGATGCTATTGTAGCTTCTGCTTTAGATATTATAGCAGATGAATCTACTCTTAAAAATGATATGGGTGAAGTATTATCTATTAAATCCTCAGATGAAGACATTCAGAAAATTTTATATAACTTATTTTATGATGTATTAAATATTGAATTTAATCTTTGGCCTTGGGTTAGAAATTTAGCTAAATATGGAGATTTTTTCTTAAAATTAGAAATAGCAGAAAAATATGGAGTATATAATGTAATACCTTATACAGCATTCCATATTGAAAGAATGGAAGGAGAATTAGGAGCTAATAATAATGGTGAAAACCCAAGTGAAGTTCGTTTCCGTTTTGATCCTGATGGTGTTTCTGTTTCCGATACAGGATATTATAATGTCCCAGGAAATAACACAATTTCCCCTTCTTCTATTATTTTTGATAATTATGAAATGGCTCATTTTCGTTTATTAACTGATATGAATTTTTTACCTTATGGAAGATCATATATCGAACCAGCTCGTAAATTATTTAAACAATATGTGTTAATGGAGGATGCTATGCTTATTCATAGAATTGTTAGAGCACCAGAAAAACGTATTTTTTATATGAATGTTGGATCAATACCCCCAAATGAAGTAGATGCGTTTATGGAAAAAACTTTAAGTAAGTTAAAACGTACCCCTCATATTGATGAAAAAACAGGAGAATATAATTTAAGGTATAATATGCAAAACCTCCTTGAAGATTATTATATCCCAGTTAGAGGTAATGATGCTAGTACTAAAATCGAAAGTGCAAATGGTATGCAGTGGGATGGTATAGCTGATGTTGAATATTTAAGAGATAAACTATTTGCTGCTTTAAAAGTTCCCAAAGCATTTATGGGTTATGATGAAAACACAGATGGTAAAGCTACATTAGCAGCACAAGATATTAGATTTGCTCGTACAATTGAAAGAATTCAAAGAATTGTAGTTTCAGAATTATATAAAATAGCATTAGTTCATTTATATACTCAAGGATACAGGGATGAACAGTTAGCTAATTTTGAATTAGCATTAACTACTCCTTCAATTATTTATGATCAAGAAAGAGTAGCATTAATGAAGGAAAAGATGGATTTAGCAGCTCAAATGACTGAAACTAATTTATTCCCATCTGACTTTGTTTATGATCATTTATTCCACTTAAGTGAAGATCAATATGATGACTTTAGAGATCTAATTAGAGAAGATGCTAAACGTAAATTTAGAATTGATCAAATAGAAGCAGAAGGTAATGATCCAGTTGAAACAGGAAAATCATATGGAACACCTCATGATTTAGCTTCATTATATGGTAAAGGAAGAATGTATTCAAATCCAGGAGATGTTCCTAAACCTGATAAGTATGCTAAAGATGAAAAGACGGTATTAGGTCGCCCACAAGAAAAAGCTTCTAAACGAAATACTCAAGATGATAATTTTGGAAAAGATCGTTTAGGTTCTAAAGGAATGAAAAAGGATTATAATGATACTGGTAAAAGTGCTTTGAATTTAGAAAATAGTGCTCACTATCAAAAACATCAATCTATGTTAAAATCTATTCCCCAGCAAGGAAAAAAATTAGTATTTGAAAAAAAATCACCAAAAAGCTCGCTTCTTGACGAATCAAATATTAAGGAACAATAATTTTATTATATTTATAAAAAAATAAGTATTGATGTATATAAAACATTCGAAATTTAGGAACACAGGTATTTTATTTGAAGTAATAGTTAGAAAAATTACTTCTGAAACTCTGTCAGGAAAAGATTCCCCAGCAATAAACATTTTAAAGACCTATTTTGTTAATACAGAATTAGGAAAAGAATATAAACTGTACGAAACCGTATTCAAATCAAAAGGATTAAATTCTTCTAGGGCTAAAACAGTATTAGATACTGTATTAGAATCTTCAAAACGATTAAATAGAACTAATATTAGAAAAGAAAAATATAGTTTAATAAAATCACTAAAAGAGCATTATGATGTAGAAGGATTATTTAAAACAAAATTAAATGATTATAAAGCCCAGGCTTCATTATATACCTTATTAGAAACATATAATACTAATAAACTTATAGATCCTAATCAAATTATAGATAACAAAGTAACCCTATTAGAGCATTTAACTTCTAAAGGAGTAGATAGAAATAATGTTAAAGAAACTGTAATTGAAGAATTTAAATCACAAGATAAAGATATTCGCACTTTAACTTATTATGTTTTATTAGAAAAGTTTAATGATAAATATTCTTCATTAAATGATAGACAAAAATATATTTTAAAAGAATTTATTGAATCAGTAGATAATACTCCATCATTAAAAGCTTTTTATAATAAAGAAGTAGAATACATTACAGAAACTATTAATTCTCAAATTAGTAAAACTGAAAGTGAAGTTATTAAAATAAAACTAAATGAAGTATCTTCTTTAATTAAAAGTTTAGATAAAAAAACAACAATTAAAAGTGATCATTTAGTTAATTTATTACAATACCATTCATTAATAGAAGAATTAACAAAATCAAATGGGTAATATTATAGATAAAATATACCAAAGTATAACAGAAAATAGAGATATTGATCCAAAATTAAAAGATTGGATTGAAAAAAAATATGGTAAGTGGCATCCAAAAGATTTTATATCTGATGATGGTGATACTTACTTTAAATATGAATCTACTTCTGAAGGTGGAGGTATTGGACATAAAATTATAAGATTACCATCATTCTCAGAATTAATAAAACAATTAAAACTATCAAGAGACGCAGCTAATGATTTAGTAAAAGGTGAATCTGTTAGAGATGATGAAGTATTAAGAGGAATATATGATGAGCAGAGAAAAGTATTTAATAAATTTAGAACTCATCTAAGAAAAGAATATCCAGCATTTTATGCTCAATTAAAAGGACAACTTACAGAAGAAGAATTAGACGAAATGTCTACAACTGGTGGAGGAGCAGGAGCTGCTTCATTTACCGGTGGTACTGGAATGCAATATGCAACACCTTATGCCTTTAAAAAAGTTAAAAAAGAAAAACTACCTGAAGGTCATACTGATGCTGAAAATAAAAAATTAAAAAAAATATCAAAGGCATTAAAGTCATCTTCTAAGATGCATAAAAATCAAGCTAAACAGATAGATAAAATAACAAAAGAAAATAAAAACCCAGGAGCATCACTAGGACCAGGTCCTAAAGCTAGTGAAGATGGAGTAAAAGATAATGCATATGTAAATCAATTTAAATATAGTTTAGTACCTAAAAAAATAAAAGGATCAGGTTTAGAAGTTAAACAATTATTTGAAGATGGGAATGTTAGTTCATTTCAAAAAGAAAGAATAGATGCATTTGATGTAATTGAACAACAACTTAACGATATTTATAAGATGTTAAGCAATGCTAAAAATGAAACCAGTGATTACTATACAGAAAATCCAGGTTCATTCTCTGTAATTAAACCTACAGATTTAGTTTTAGACTATATAAAAGATATTAAAGACTTATTAAAAGGAGAATAAATGAAAACATTACAAGAACAATATAACCAAATTAAAAATGGAAAAGGTAGTAAACATATTTTCCTAAAAGAGGTTAAAGCAAATTACCCTCACTTAGTACGTAATGCTGCTGGGTTTGAGGAAGCAAGTTCTGCTTTAATTAAAAGAGATATTATAGCAGAAAATATTCATGTAGCTACAGGTTCAACAGAAAAACCAAATTGGTTTAAGCTATTTGATGATAATATGAATTTAATATCTGAGGAAGAAGCTAAAGCTATTGAGAAAAAAACATCAAAGGAAGTAACTGATTTGCAAGCTCCAACAAAAGGGTATGATTATAAAGATGATAAAATGCTTAATAATGTATCTGGTGAGCAATTTCGTCAAGGTTACTTTACAGAACTTACAGATGTAGCTAACAAAGATAAAACTAAAGAAGAATTAATTGATTTAGTGATCAAAAATATTGATAAGAATCCTTTATATTATGTTGAGGAAGCTCAATTTGGGGTTAAAGGTATTGGTTATACTGAAGAAGCACCTGCTTTAGGTAAAGGAAAAATGGTAAAAGATCCTGGTGTAGGTGGTGGATACGGTGAAGCTACTAAAAAAGACTTCCCAGAGGGGGAAGTAGGTACTGGTTATTTAGAATTAAAAGAAAATAAAATGATATCATTAATAGATTTATATGAAAATAGTCCTTTAGGTGAAGCACCTAAAAAGGTAAAAAAGAAAAAAGTAAAAAAAGAAACAACAGATAGCAAATTAGCTGAAATTGAAAAAAATGGAAGAATAGCTACTCTTGAATTACAGATTAACGCTTTAGAAGAAATTATTGAAGGAAAAAATGATAGAATTTCTATGGTTACTGAAGATGATAGTTTATCTGAATTAGTTGATAAAAAGAAAATGAAAGAAATGCAACGCGAAGTAAAACTTTTAGAAAAAAAGAAAGCGGGCATGGAAAAAATGTATGAAAAAATGTGTGGTAAATCATATAAAAGAATGGTTGACGAAGATACAGAAGTTGCTGAAGGTAGTAATGATAATAGCAATTTAGGTAGTAATGATAATAGCAACGAAAATTCTAATGATAACCCTGAATCATACTCAGGACTAGAAAGGTTTAGAACCAAATAAAAAACAATATGAGTCAATTATTAATTGAAACCCATGTATTTAAACCTAAGGGTTTAAGATTAACTGAATCCAAATCAAATAGAGGTCTTCCTTTAGTTGAGGGGATATTAGCTACTGCTGAAGTTAAAAATGGAAATGGTAGATACTATTCAAAAGATTTATGGGAAAGAGAAATTAATAAGTACCAAGTATTAGTTGATGAAAATAGAGCTATGGGGGAATTAGATCACCCCGAATCCTCAGTAATAAACTTACAAAATGTATCACATAATATATCAGATATGTGGTGGGATGGAGATAATGTAATGGGTAAAATAGAAATATTACCTACTCCTAATGGTAATATACTTAAATCTTTAGTTGAAAGTGGTATTACTGTAGGTGTATCTTCAAGAGGAATGGGTTCACTTAAAGATGTTGGTGGTTTAATGGAAGTTCAAGATGATTTCGAATTATTATGTTGGGACTTTGTATCAACACCTTCAAATCCAGATTCATTTATGCATTTAGTAAGAGAAAATAAAGAATTTAAATCACAAGATAAATATAAAAAAGTAAATAATATCCTAGGAGAAATATTATGTGCCCATGGTTCATGCCCTATGATATAATTTTAAAAATTTTACCCCTGATTCCTGAGAAGAGGCGTTTTCATTTTTTTGAAGCGCCTTTTCGCTTTTTATATCTTTACATATACGTATAATTGATAATATGCCATTTCTTATATGGCATCAGAAATTTAATTATAACCCCCTATTACGTTTCTTGAATAAACGTAGTTTCCCAACAAAAATTTAGGAAAAATGAACAGAAACTTTTTAAAAGAAGCAATCGCTGATGCTAAAGCAGTCAAAGAATCTGCTATAGCAAATGCTAAAGTCGCTCTTGAAGAAGCTTTCTCCCCACAAGTTCAAGCCATGTTTGCTAGTAAGCTAGAAGAAATGGAAAAAGAAGATGTGGATGAAGGATACGACGAGATCGATGAGGCAAAAGATGATGCTGATATTTCAGAAAAGAAAGAGTACATGACCAAAAAAGAGAAACGCGAAGGTGACGATCGTAAGTCTGATAATAAGGCTGAGACTGAAACTGAAAAGATGCGTAAGATCAAAGAGGAAGATGACATGGACTTGGATGAAATTTTAGCAGAATTAGAAAAAGATGAAAATCTTAAAGAAAATGCTCGAACAGACGCTGAAGAAGAAGGCTACAAAGACGGTATGAAGGACGAAAAAGAGGACTTGAAAGAGGACGAACGTACGGATGCTGAAGAAGAAGGCTACTTAGACGGTGAAAAAGACGAGAAAGAAGACATGGAAGACGAGGACGAAGAAATCGATCTTGAAGATATGTCTGAAGAAGATCTTAAGAAATTTATCGAAGATGTAATCGAAGATATGGTTAATGCAGGTGAAATTGAAGCCGGTGAATCATTCGAAGATGATGTTGATGTTGATGTTGACGTAGACGGTGAAATTGAAGTAGAAGACGATGAAATGACTTCTGTGGATGTAGCTGAAGCTAAAGAAGACATTGATGAAGGTAAAGAAGAAATGGACGAAGCAAAAGATGAAATGGATGAAATGAAAAAAGATTTAGATGAAGCAATGGAAACAATTGCAACATTAAGATCTGAATTAAATGAAATCAATTTATTGAATGCTAAGTTACTTTACACAAATAAAGTGTTCCGTGGCAAGAATTTGTCAGAAAATCAAAAAGTTAAAGTATTAGGTGCTTTTGATAAAGCTGAAACAATTAAAGAAGTAAAACTTGTATTTGAAACTATCAATGGTAGTGTAAAAGCAAAATCAACTACTAATAAATCTATTAGCGAAAGCGTTAGAACAAAAGGTAGTGCTTCTAATTTGACTTCAACTCCAAAAGTAACTAAAAAACAACCAATTGTTGAGTCTGATGAAATGGTCGCTCGCTTTAAAAAATTAGCTGGAATAATCTAATTTTAACATTAAATTAAAAATTAACTAAAATTAAAAACGTAAAAAAATGAGTCAATTAAATTCTCTTTTAGAAAGCGCTAATCCTTACAAATCACTACAAAGTGATGCTGCAAGATTAGCCAACAAATGGGATAAGACAGGTTTGTTAGAAGGTGTCGGTACTGAGACTGAGAAAAACAATATGTCTATGATCCTTGAAAACCAAGCTAAGCAATTAGTTATGGAAGAAAGTAACACAGGTGGTCCACTTCCTGGTGCAGGTACATTTACTCCTGGAACAGGTGCACAATGGGCTGGTGTTGCTCTACCATTAGTAAGAAAAGTATTTGGTCAAATCGCAGCGAAAGAATTCGTTTCGGTTCAACCAATGAATCTTCCTTCTGGTCTAGTATTTTATTTAGATTTCCAATACGGAACTACTAAAGCTCCTTTCACTGCTGGTGATTCACTATATGGTGATACTGATGGAAATACTCCATTCGGTAACGGTGCTACAGGTGGTCTTTATGGTGCTGGTAGATTTGGATACTCAATTAACAATACTCAGTCTGCTGCTTATACTGTAGCATCTGCTTCTGTTGATTGGTACACTGATTTACAAGCTGATTCTTCAGTATCTCAGTCTTATGCTGCAGGTGCTTCAGGTCAAATCGTAAAACTAGCTATCCCAACTTCTGCATTCCCTGATTATGACACTAGAGGTGTTAAAGGTTTTTACCTTTCAGGTGCTGCAGCTGATTTACCAGCAGGAGCTACTCAATACCCACAATTTACAAAAATCAATGGTAATAACATTGAATTCTTTGTAGGTTCTGATGTTGTAGAAGGTGCTTCATTAAAAGTTGAATATTTACTACAAACAAATGACGCTCAAAGAGGTGATTTTGAAGATGGTAATAACAACTTAAATGCTGATAATACACCAATTTCAATTCCTGAAATTAACATTCAAATGCAGTCAGAAGCAATTGTTGCTAAGACTCGTAAATTGAAAGCTGTTTGGACTCCTGAGTTCGCTCAAGATCTTAACGCTTACCATTCTTTGGATGCTGAAGCTGAATTAACATCAATCATGAGTGAGTACATTTCATTAGAAATCGACTTAGAAATTCTTGATATGTTAATCGAGTCTGCTGCTGCAGGTACTGAATACTGGTCAGCTCAAAACAACTTATCATTAGCTTCAACAGGTGTTGTAGATGCTGATTTAGGTTTCTATAACTCACAAGGACAATGGTTCCAAACTTTAGGAACTAAAATCCAAAAGTTGAGTAATATCATTCACCAGAAAACTCTTAGAGGTGGAGCTAATTTCTTAGTATGTTCTCCAACAGTAGCTACTATTATCGAATCTATTCCAGGATTTGCTAGTACTTCTGACGGTGATGCTGCTAAAATGAGCTACGCATTTGGTGTACAAAAAGCAGGTACTATCAATTCTAGATACACTGTTTATAAGAACCCATACATGACTGAAAATACTATTTTATTAGGTTTCAGAGGTGGTCAGTTCTTAGAAGCTGGTGCTGTATTTGCTCCATATATTCCGTTAATTATGACTCCATTAGTATACGATCCAAATACCTTTACTCCAAGAAAAGGTCTATTAACTCGTTACGCTAAGAAAGTCGTAAGACCAGAATTCTATGGTAAGATCTTCGTAGAAGGTTTAAACACTCTATAATCAATAGATTATAATTTATAATAAAGAGCCCCGCATTAGCGGGGCTTTTTTTTTAGTACTATTTGTGTACCTAGTTATTAGTTAGTATATTTATACACGAATATAAAATTAAAAAAGTTATTAAAATGAAAGAAACTCCATCACAGTTACCAATTCAAAGTTACGTAATGAATTTTCCATTTACTTTCAACACAAATGATCCAAATAATGTTTGGATGAAAGAAATGTCTGAAGAAGAATTATCAGTTAACAGACCAAAAGCATATAAACAATTTATGGACTTGTATAATTTTATGGCAGGTCAATCATTAGTACATTTACTCCCAGCTGAAGGTAATTTTCAGGATTTAGTTTATGTAGCAAATTTAGGGTTACATTTACCCCATATTTGTAAAGAAAATCATATACTATTATCTAATTATACTTCCCCTCCAAGACAAGGTGAAGAATATGTAGGTCAAAAATTCTTTAATCAAATGGGTTATAAAACTCATATCTCACCCCATAAATGGGAAGGTGAAGCCGATATTAAATATTTAAAGGATAATGTTTATATTGGTGGTTACGGTATTCGTTCTGACATTAAAACATATGAATGGATGGAAGAAAACTTTGATATGAATATTATTAAAGTTAATATGGTAGATGAATATATGTACCATCTAGATTGCAGTATATTCCCGTTAAATATCAATTCAAGTATGGTTTGTACTGAACTATATGATAAAAAAGAATTAGCTGAAATAAGCAAATATACAAATATAGTAGACATAGATGTTGAAGATTCTATGTATGGGATGGCAAATTCTGTTAGGTTAGGAAATATGGTTTTATGTGCTTCTAATATTTCAGAATTAAAAAAATCAGATGAGTTTTATGAAGGCGAAAAACATAAAATTGCTTCATTAGAAAAAATATGTTCAGATGAAGGAATGGAACCTGTAATATTTAATTTATCAGAATATATGAAATCAGGAGCTATGTTATCGTGTATGGTAATGCATTTAAATAGAGTAGATCATTTTAAAACTCTTTTATAATGGCTGAAAAATTAGAAGATTGGCTAAATGGTGAGGTAGCAGAATTATCTAAAATGTCCGTTGGTGAGTTAAGTAATACATTTTTCTTTAGAGACCCTATTAGACCAACTCATATAGATCACAAACATTTTTATAGTCCAGCTGATGGTACTATATTATATCAAAAGGTTGTTCAACCCGGTGAGCAAGTTTTAGAAATAAAAGGTATTGATTATACTATCCAAGATGTAATGGGTGATAAAGATTATAATCAACCTTCTTTAGTTATAGGAATATTTATGTCGTTTTATGATGTTCATATTAATAGAATTCCTTATGGTGGAGTATTAAAATACAAACATATGGAACCTATTGAATCAATGAATAAACCTATGTTAGCAGTGGAGAAGGATATTTTAAATAAAGTAATCAACCCTAATAACATGGAGTACTTAAAGTACAATGAAAGAATGTTTAACCAAGTGTATGTTCCTTCTTTAGATTACACATACTATTTAATACAAATTGCTGATGAAGATGTAAATGTAATAGCCCCTTTCAAACAACAAAAGGATCTATGCACTCAAAATGAAAGATTCAGTTTAATAAGATGGGGGTCACAGGTAGATTTAGTTCTTCCTTTAGATTCAAGATATAATTTCGAGACAGTTTTAGATAATACAATGCATGTAAATGCTGGACTCGACAAATTAATAAAAATAAACCATACTAAAAATGGCATCAAAACCCCACACCGACGAAGTTCACAGAAAACAAAGAATAGTGAAAAACCCAATTAAATTTAAAATTTCACTAAATGAAGAACAAAAAGAATCTAAGCAAAAAATCTTAGATAACACTTTAACATTATTAGCTGGAAAAGCAGGATCAGGTAAAACCTTACTAGCATGTCAAGTAGCTTTAGATGGTCTTTTAAGAAGACATTATTCAAAAATTATTATAACTAGACCTACAGTAAGTAAAGAAGAAATAGGATTCCTACCAGGAGATTTAAGAGAAAAAATGGATCCTTGGATTCAACCTATTTATCAAAATATGTATACTCTTTATGATAAGGTAAAAGTAGAAAAACTTATTGAAGATGGTAAAATTGAAATTGTACCTTTAGCATTTATGAGAGGTAGAACATTTTTAGATTCATGTATAATTGTAGATGAAGCTCAAAACGTTACTCATGAACAAATGGAAATGATTTCTACTAGAATAGGTTTAAGGTCAAAAATGATTATTTGTGGTGATGATCATCAAGTTGATTTAAAATCAAGAAAAGAATCTGGATTTAGATTTTTACACTCAGCAGCTCGAAGAGTAAAAAATATGTGTTCTATTACATTACTTCAAAATCATAGAGATCCTATTGTAGATGACTTAATATTAATCTATGAAGAAGCAGAAGATAGAGGAATAATTAAAGGATCTTCAGGTACTAGCGGAAAAACTAGGCGATAATTCTAATAATTTAAAGGGGGCTTATCAATTAAGCCCCTTTTTTTATATATTTATAACAAAAACAATTATGGCATCAATACTTACTCCATCAGCTTTTCAAATTAAAATAAAGGAGGAACACGTAGTTAAGGGTATTAAAACTACTAATGAAACTTTTTTCACATTAGGTAATATTACTAATGTAGATAGAAGAATTGTTACTATCCCAGCTCAAACATCAATTGATTTGTTTAATGTTAATGGAGTAAACCCATCAGCTGGTACTTTTCCTTCAAGTAGTATGAAATATGCTAGAATTACTAATTTAGATACAACTTCTTCATTAGCTGTTTCTTTCACCTCTTCTAAATCCCCAGATGGGATAGGAATAGTAGGTACAGATTTAACATCATCATACACAAGTGGAGGTAAAGGGGGAGTAATTGGGCTTTACCCAGCAGTACCAACTACATCAAGTGTTAGTGGTAGTGGAATGACATTAGATGTAGTAATTTCTTCATCATTAATAATGAGCCAAAGTTTAGGAATAAATCTTGCACCTGATGATTGTGCTACAGGAACCTATAATGTAAATTTAACAGGAGGTAGTGGTACTGGAGCAACAGCTCAAGCTGTAGTTACAGGAGCAAACCCAGCTACACCAACATTATCAAGCGTAATGGTTTTAAACCCTGGAAGGGGGTATGTAGTAGGAGATGTATTATCAATAGCATCAGGAGATTTAGGAACCGGACAATTAGTAACTGCTCAACCTTTTACTAATAATGGTTTAATTCCTAATGTATCAAATGATATAACAAGAGAAATAGCAGTTTATACAACTACAGGTCAAGGAGGTACAGTTAATGTAAGATCAGTTGGGGGAGTAGTTTCAACAGTAACCCCAGTAAATATAGGAACTGGATACCAACAAGGTCAAGTAATTACAATCTCACAAGCTCAATTAATAAATGTTGGATTTGGAAATGTAAGTTCAGACTATACTTGTACTCTTTTAGCTGATGATGTAGGAAACTCATCTGGAGCTTCTTTATTAGCTTTAACTAGTAGTAACATAGATACAAGTATATTTCAAGCAAAAATAGTAGCAGGTGGAAGTGGATATGAAGTAGGAGAAACTGTCACTGTAAATGGTGCTGAAATAGGAAATGCTACAGATGCAATATTTACTTTAACATTAAATGATTTTACAGAAAATGGAGCAAGAAGTTATTGGACTATGGATGTATTACCTACTTCATCTTTAATGTTTTCAAGTCCTCAAGTTACAGGAAGTACATTTAATGGTTTCTTTGAGCAAGATATAGAATTTGTTTCTGTATATGCTGAAACAGAAAGAATGGATGTTGAATACGTAGTTGTAAACTCAGATAACGCATAAATAAAAAACTATGGCAAATATACCAATATGGCCCGGATCTAGTTCATTCCACCCAGGAGATACACCTTTTGGGTTTTATGATAATGATCCTGAATTCCAAATAGACGCAGATAAATTTGCAACTTTTGCAGCAAGAAGATTAGGATATCCTATTGTAGATGTTGAACTTCAAGATTTAAATTTTTATGCTGCTTTTGAAGAAGCAGTAACAATATATGCTAATGAATTATATGGATTTAAAATTAGAGATAATTATCTAACATTAGAAGGAGCAGATGCTGCTACTATGGATATTGAAGATACAATTGTTGTTCCTAATTTAGGAAGAATAATCCAAATGTCAGAACAATATGGGGTTGAAGCTGGTACTGGTGGAAATGTAGATTGGCATACAGGAGCAGTTGAATTAACAGCTTCAATTCAAGATTATAATTTAGAAGATTGGGCACAAGCTAATATTCCTCATTATAAAGATCATGATATAGAAATTATGAGGGTGTTTTATGAAGCACCTCCTGCAATATTAAGATATTTTGATCCTTATATTGGTACTGGGATGGGTACTATGAATTTAATGGATACTTTTGGTTGGGATGGTTATTCCCCAGCAGGTGTAGATTTTTTATTAATGCCTATTAATTATGACTTACAAGTTATTCAACAAATTGAATTTAATGATATGGTTAGAAGAGCTAACTACTCATTTGAAATGCATAACAATAATTTAAGAATTTTCCCAATCCCAGATGGAACAGTTCCAAAGTTATATTTTGAATACATTCTTAATTCAGAAAGATCATCTGCATCTTTTGTAGTAGGAGGTAGTAGTACTATTTCAAATATTTATGATGTTCCTTATAAAAATCCAAATTATGATGATATTAATTCAGTTGGTAGAAGTTGGATATTCGAATATGCTTTAGCTTTATGTAAAGAAATGTTAGGGTATGTACGAGGTAAATATCAAGTAGTACCAATTCCTGGAGATAATGTTACATTAAACGCAAATGATTTAATTACAGCAGCCACAGGAGAAAAAGAAAGATTAATTGATAGGTTAAGAGCTTATTTAGGAGAAACATCAAGAGAAAAATTATTGGAAAGAAGAGCAGCTGAAAGTGACTTTATTGAAAAAGAATTAGGCAAAGTTCCATTTCCCATTTATATAGGATAACATGGCATTATTTGGAGGAGCAAGAGATATAAGTTTATTTAGACATCTAAATAGAGAGTTAATGGCAGATGTCATTACTCAGCAATGTTCTTTTTATAAGTTTAAATTAGAAGAAACTAAAGTAAACATATATGGAGAAGCTGCTGAAGAAAAATTCTATATGGGTCCTGTCTTACTTAATTGTCTTATAGAAAGAGCTAATGAAGACTTCCCAGAAACAGATTTAGGTACTGATTTTACTTGGGGTGCTACTTTTAAATTTCTTAGAGATGATTTATTAGGAAAAATGGAAGAATTTAATTTAGATTTTGCACCTACAAATTATCAATATGGAGCTGATTTAGTTCCTGAAGTTGGAGATATAATTTTGTATAATGAAGGATATTATGAAGTAGATGTTGTAAATGCTAACCAATATTTTATGGGTAAAAATCCTGATTACCCTAATTCACCACAATTACAAAACCCAGGTTTAGAAAACTTTGGTTCTTCAATATCAATTATTTGCGAAACACATTATGTACCTGCTGATAAGGTAGGAATTACACAAGAAAGATTATATACTGGAAATAACAATAACCCCTCGTTAAATGGCTAATCAAGGAAAAAAACCAATACCTAAAACTCAAAGAGAAATTTTAAATTCTCAGATTGATCCTTATACCCCTCCTGTGGGGGCTAGTGGTTTTTCTGAAACTGGTAATCCTAATTATGTCAATACTCCTAATAGAGCAACTCAAGTATCTTTTAGAGATGATAATACTAAACCTTTTTCATTAGGGATAAAAGATATAGACGAAGCTATAATGTATTATATGGAAGAGGTAATTCAACCTACCGTAATACAAAATGGAGCAGTACAACAAGTTCCTTTCATTTATGGTTCTCCCGAAAGATGGAAACAAGTTCAAAAAGATGGTTACTATAGAGATAAAAAAGGTAAAATTATGTTACCTATAATTACATTTAAACGTAATAATATTGAAAAAATTAGAAATGTAGCAAATAAATTAGATGCTAATAACCCCCACAATGTAAGCATTTTTCAAAAACCTTATAGTGTTAATAATGCATATGATAATTTTTCTATTTTAAACAATAAAAAACCAGATAAAGTAAATTATGCTGTAGTAGTTCCAGATTATGTTAATATAACCTATGATTTTATTGTAGCTACTTACTATGTAGAACAATTAAATAAAATAGTTGAAGCTATTAATTACGCCTCAGATTCATATTGGGGTAATCCTGAAAGATATCAGTTTAGAGCTAGAATAGATAACTTTGCAACACCAGTAAATGTAGAACAAAAAGGTGAAAGATCCGTTAAAGCAACCTTTAGCTTAAAATTATATGGATATTTAGTTCCTGATGTAGTACAAAAACAACTTAATTCAATAAAAAAATTTAATACACCCACACAAATTATATTTAATATGGAAACAGTACAAAATATGGAAGCGTTAAACGCTAAACCAGATAATTCTCGTCTTAGCATTCAATCAGATAATGACTTTACAGAATTTCCAAAATCTAAATAATAGTACTGCTTTTCGTAATATTTATAAATAAAATTAGATGGGTATAATATTAAGACAGAACAAAGGTTCCGAGTTAACATTCGCAGAAGTAGATGGCAATTTTCAGTCACTCTACTATTCTAGTTCTTTGTCTGGGAGTGATTTACAATTCTTTTTTGCAAGTAGTAGTGTAACCCATAGTATAGATTTAACTAACGTTCCAGGATTTACAGGAATTACAATAGAAAGTGGAAGTACTGTAATATCTAATGGAGTAGAAAAATTAAACTTTTTAGGAAGTGGAATTGCTAGCATAACAGATGCTGGAAATAACCAAGTTGATATTAATGTTCAAGGTGGTGGTGGCGGTAGTGGTACTGGTATTTTCCAACAATCCGCGTCTTCTGATGTATATTTTGCAACTGCTTCATTATTAATAACAGGTAGCACAATACAAGAATCACCATGGACTGTTACAGGACCTAACATAACAGCATCTAGTGCTGGTACTGGAGGTGGAGTAGATAAATATGCTTTAGTAGTAAGTGAATCAGTATGGCATTATACAGATAATGTAGGTGTTCCCACTTCTAAAGCATGGAAGACTGATTTAGATGGATCATACTTTAATAATTATGATCATAATACAGACACAGCTGAAATTTTAAGATTTATGGCAGGATTATTAAGTGCATCTGCCCCAGATACAGCACCTAATACGCGTTTTTATTCGTCTATATCTGAGACAAAAGCCAATACACAAACTACATCGGCTCCAAATGGGTATGTACCTCAAGCAACTAGTAACGGTACTGTTACCTATTTAAATAGTAAAGGATTTGCAACCCCAGGCCAAACTATATTTCAAGGTATTAGTCCTATTTATAATAATTCAAGTTATAATATTAAATATAATTCAGTAGCTGGGGGATCAACAACTGTATCTTCATCTAATGATACTCAATTGTTTGGATTAGGGAATATAGGTTCAATTTTTATTGCAAATGGGTTTATAACAGGATCTTTTATAGATAATAATAGTTCAACTCAAACAGCAATATCATCATCAGCTCTTACACTATCAAAAACAGGAGCAGGTGTTGCAAATGGTTTAACAATTGGAGATATTCCATCATCAGATCCTTTAATCCCTCAAGCATACCAAGATGGTAAATTTGAATTAATATTTCAAAATAATTTTTATAATGGGGGAGTTAGTTTTAGTACAAAAGAATCTACAGGATTTTATGATTTAAAAGCAGATATAGCAATAAGATCAGGATCAGGTAATTATTCTCCTTATAAATCAGCTAATGAGCAAGTATTTTATACTCCTATAATTGATGGAGATTTTTCACAAACAACAACATTACTCTATAATGGAAGTCAATCTCTTTCAGCTCAATCTAGATCTTTATCAGGTGCTCCTTATATGCAACAAGCTTTTTGGAAAGCATCAGCTTCAATAGATGGTTTATTTAATCCTTTATATGCATCCTCAACTACTTTTGCTAGATTAGTTGAAAATGATAGTAATACAACAATTACAAATGGTGGTGCAATTCCTTATGTAGGAAGTACAAATGGAGGAACAGTACAAACCGGAAATTTTGTTTACAATCAAGCAGGAAATATTGTAAGAACAATTGGGTCAATCCCAGAAGAGAGAGATATAGTTAAATTATCTGCAAGTTTAGATTTTAATGTTTTTGGAACAGGAAATACTAATATAACTCAAAATTCAATATCACCAACAAGGTTTGTAATTAATACAAAAGGAAGAATTAGAAATGGTTCTGAATCTACTTTTTCTACCAGTAATATTGGCTATTTTGATGCTGGAGCCTTTGGTCAAAATGTACTATCAGGTTCTATGGCATATTATGGTAGAGCCCAAGGATATGATGGAGGTTCATTAACAGGAACTTCAGGTAATACAGTATTTACTGAACAATTTACAGGAGAAGATTATAGAATAGTAATTAATGATAAATTATTAACTGGATCTTATACTAGTGGTGATAAACCCACAACCAGTACTTATGTTGTAGGATTACAACCAGCTTTAGAATTACAGGTAAAACCTGGTTATTTAGTAACTCCAGGTAAAGCTTATGGTTATTGGATTCCTACAAACCCAGCTGCAGGAGCATATCAATATTATGCAAGAGCTTTTCAAAGAGATTTAACAACAGGAGCTAGTGATGTAACTGCTAGTTTTGGGGTTGCTTTAAATAATTGGGATAGTACATCTAATGGAGTGTCAGTAGCATTTTTATTTTCAGGCTCAGGGGCACAAGCATATTCAAACCCAAGAATTTTTGACCCCACCGAAACAGTAGGGGATGCTTTACAAATAGGTATAACTAATAATAATTTTACAAATCCATTTAGTGATCCTATTGATTTATATGCTTGTAAAACTGGTACAATAAGAGGAAGTGGTGCTAGTACAAGTTATGAATTTCCTCTTTTAAATGGAAATGGTATGACTTTGGATCAATTCACACAAGATTTTATAGTTATAATTAGATATAAAGGTGATCCAACACCCGTTGATGATATAAGCATAACGATTACGTAAAAAGAATAAGATAACGAATGGCACTAGATAAAACAAAAAAGTCGAATAGGTTACTCCAGAGTAAGAGATATACAATGGAGCAAAGTACTGATGCTCAAGAGGCGTTCACAAGAACTATCGACATTAATGCTGGTGATGTTTATATTAGAGAAAATTTTGTTCCTGAAAACAATTTACCTTATTCTGGTAGTGGACAAAACCAAGCTACATTACAATTTGCAAGTGTTGATGTTGTAAAATTCCATTTTCAACACCAATTAACACCTTCTTCAGTTGTTAATGGTAGTAAAACAGAAGTATTTTTCTTTATATCTAAATCATCTCATGATCCAACAGTAGCTGTTACTCCTCAAATTATACAGGATGGACAACAAACTAGTTTTTTATCCCCAAAATATTCAGATGCTTCCTTAACATTTAAAAATACTGAAGATAATGTACCAGCAGGAAATGGTACTCCAGGTTATAATGTTACTATAAGAGTAAATGGTACTGAACAAGATGCAGCTTTTTATCAATTTGATTATAAAACAGGTGTAGTTCAATTCGTAGATAATTCAGTTGCTCCTACTACAGGGGATACAGTAGTTATGTCAGCTTATCAATATGTAGGTCCTACATTAGCTGATGGTGGAATTGGTAGTGGTGCAGGATTTCCATTTTCAGGATCAGCACAAATTACAGGATCAGTTGGGGGTGTACCTGGAGGATTTGCAGTAACAGGTAGTAGTACTTTTGATGTAAGTGGAACAGGAGACGAATTTAAAATAGAATCAGCTCCAATACAAGACTTTCCATTTTTATTAACATATGCTACAGGTTCAGGAAAAATAGGATATGTTGAAATATCTAGTGGTACAAGTGGTTTAGCAGGTACATCAGGAACATCAGGAATTTCAGGAACAGCAGGTTCAAGTGGTTCAAATGGTTCAAGTGGTGGAAGTGGAATAGCAGGTACAAGTGGTATAGCAAGTACTAGTGGAACTACAGGTTCATCAGGTTCAAATGGTGAAAACGGAATTGCAGGTACAAGTGGTATAGATAGTACTAGTGGAACATCAGGTTCATCAGGATCAAATGGAGAAAATGGAATAGCAGGTACAAGTGGTATAGCAAGTACTAGTGGAACTACAGGTTCATCAGGTTCAAATGGTGAAAACGGAGTTGCAGGTACAAGTGGTGCCGACAGTACTAGTGGTACTTCAGGTTCATCAGGATCAGTAGGCTCTTCAGGTTTAGCAGGCGCTAGTGGATTAAGTCAAACAGCAGGTTCATCAGGTTCAAGTGGTGAAGATGGAACTTCAGGTGTAGCTAGTACAAGTGGTACTTCAGGTTCATCAGGTTCAAATGGTGAAAATGGAATTGCGGGTACAAGTGGTGTAGATAGTACTAGTGGTACTTCAGGATCAAGTGGGTCAGTAGGTTCAAGTGGGTTAGCAGGTGCTAGTGGTTTATCACAAACAGCAGGTTCATCAGGTTCAAGTGGTGAAGATGGAACAAGTGGATTAGCTGGTACAGCAGGTTCATCAGGTTCTGCAGGTACATCAGGTATAACAGGAACAAATGGATTAAGTCAATTAAGCGGCACTTCAGGATCAAGTGGTTCAAATGGTACATCAGGTGAAGTAGGTACTAATGGAGTAAGCCAATTAGCAGGTACTTCAGGTTCATCAGGATCTGCAGGTACATCTGGAGAAGTAGGTACAAATGGTTTAAGCCAATTAAGTGGAACTTCAGGTTCATCAGGATCAGTAGGTTCTTCAGGTTTAGCAGGCGCTAGTGGTTTATCACAAACCGCAGGTTCATCAGGTTCATCAGGAGAAGATGGAACTTCAGGTTTAGCAGGTACTTCAGGTTCATCAGGATCTGCAGGTACAACTGGAGAAACAGGAACAAACGGAGCAAGCCAATTATCAGGAACTAGTGGATCTAGTGGTTCAAATGGTACATCAGGAGAAGTAGGTACAAATGGAGTAAGTCAATTATCAGGTACTTCAGGTTCAAGTGGATCTAATGGTTCATCAGGTGAAGTTGGAACAAACGGAGCTAGTCAATTAAGTGGAACTTCAGGTTCATCAGGATCAGTAGGATCAAGTGGGTTAGCAGGTGCAAGTGGTTTATCCCAAACTGCAGGTTCATCAGGATCTTCAGGAGAAGATGGAACTTCAGGTTTAGCAGGTACTAGTGGTTCTTCAGGTTCAGCAGGTACAACAGGTATAACAGGAACAAATGGTTTAAGCCAATTATCAGGAACAAGTGGTTCATCAGGTTCTGCAGGTACTACTGGTGAAGTAGGTACTAATGGTTTAAGTCAACTAAGTGGAACATCAGGATCTTCAGGATCTAATGGTTCTTCAGGAGAAGCAGGAACAAACGGAGCTAGTCAATTAAGC